TTTTCTTAGCATTAAATTCTTCTTCTGTAATTGCCTGCATGTCTAGCAATTCTTTTAATGTTTTTATTTGCTGCAATGGGTCAATAGTATTATTTCCCTCAACTACAGGTTTATTTATATCTTCACTTTTGTTATTATTTCTGTATTCAACTAATTTTTCATATATAGTTGCACAAGCATTTGCATTTTTCTTAAAAGACAGTATAAAATCTTTGCATTCTATTATTAAGTATTCTTCTGTTTTAACTTGCTTCTTTTTCATTGCAAGAGCGAATGGTCCAAACAAAGCTATCCTAGTGGCTGTATATCTTCTAATAACTTCTTCTTCTTTTTCAATGGAAACTGTTTTTATATCTGAATATAAGATTTCAAATACATCAACCATTTTTTCATTAGAATTTTTTCCAGACTTTTTAAATAATATTTTATTATCTTTAACTACAACAAATAGAAACTCTTCTTTATTTAAAAGTGGATGACCACCTATATATTCTAGCATAACTAATTCGCTTTCAACAAAATTTCCATTCTCATCTTTACTGCTTTCCATACATTCAAGAATTTCATCTTTAGAAATTTTTTTAGGGTCTTTACCTAAAGAACTCAACTCTGTTCTACATTTTCCAAGACAGTCTTTGCACAAATATCCATCTAAAACTTTTAAAGTATCTGTATCAGTTCCACAAATTATACATGGTTCTTTTGCTTTTGTTTTTTCTTTCCTACTAAATAATCCCATATTTATCCCCCTAAAACATACTAATATATACTACGATTATAGCACATACTCACATATTTTGGAGGTACATGTTTCTATACACCACCAGCTATTCCTAATTTTATTTCTCTTACTAACATTTTTGTTAATTTATTTATGTCAGCTTCTTCTTTAACTGTAACACCACCTAAATTTATATTTATAGTGATATTATTACTTTCTTTATTATTAGTAGTTTTACTATCAGTTTTATTAATGGTATTTTGCTGAGTTCTTTGTGTTATAGCTTCTTTGTACTTACTTGTATAGTCACTTTCTTCAAGTTCTTGTGGTTTATACATTCTTTGTGTTAAGTTACTAATTACGTTATTAATATTATTTTTTAGGTTTGGTAACTCTTTCTTTATACCTACCCAAATTCCTTTTGGTAGATTTATTCCTATTATTTTTTCCATTATAACGGATGGAGAATGTACTCCAAATCCATTTTTAAATCCATTTATTACGCCATTTGCAAAATCTCCAATCTTACCTTTCAACCAATCTCCAGCTCCTGTAATACCTTCCCAAAGCCCTTTGACAACATTTTTACCTATATCTAAAACTTTCTTAGGTAAAGATTTTAATGTATCCACTACTGTATTTATTAATTTTTTAGCTCCTTCTTTACCTTTTGTTGCCATTTGGCTTCCCCAGCTCACTACTTTTTGAACTGTATTTGTAAGCCAAGTCCAAATCCTTCCAGGTAAAGTAGTAAAGAATGTTACTATATTATTTATAATCATTGAAGTATATATTTGAGAAGAAGTTAACATTGCGATACCCCATTGACCTATTTTTTGAACTGTACTTACTAACCAAGTCCATATACGGCTAGGTAATTGTGCAAAAAATGTAACAACATTGTTTATCCAAATTGGAACATTTGTAACTAAGTAAGTCCATACGCTAATGCCCCAAGATATTATTTTTCCTAAAGTAAATCCTAGAGCATAACCAATTTTCGTAGGCAACTGATTAAACCATATTCCAATGCTATTAATCCACATTGGAATTGTTTGAGTAAAGAAAGCTACAATGGCATTCCAACCATTTACAAAAGCTTGTTTTATATTATTCCATAGTTCTCCAAACCACTGTCCTGTATTTGAAAAACTTGTACACAAATCATTCCAAGCCTGTGGAATAATTTGTGTAAAGAAATTACATATGCCACCCCACACTTTTATGGCTGTTTCTTTTATATTATTCCAAGCTCCTATTACAAAGTCTCTAAAACCTTTGTTTGTATTCCAAAGCACTAAGAATCCTGCTACGAGAGCGGTTACTGCAACTATTACAACTCCAATTGGACCCCCCAATAATAAGCTGGCTTTTCCAAATAACGTTGTTACAGCGGTTAAAATTTTCATTTTTCCCGTTAAAACGGATACTATAATTTGAAAAGTCGTCATGCCTAGTGCGGCTGTTGTTCCTGCACTACTGCTAAAAGCTAATGCTATACTATAAGCAATAGCTGCTCGTTTAGCCGCCTTCCAAGCATTGACCAAAGTTGCTATTCCCTTTATTACACTTGTCATGATAGATGCTGTTTTTATACTAACAAAAATACTCGCAATAGTAGGTCCATTTTTCAAAATCCAACTAAGACTCTTAATCATAGTTGGCAATGCCTTTGTTGCAACTTTTATAATTGTAGATGTTAAATCTCCAAAAGATTGTGCAATTTGCGAAATACCTGCTTTAAGTGACCCACTTGAAAACTGTTTATCTAAGTCACTTAAACATTGTATCCCTGTTTCAGCCGCATTTTTAAGAGGTTCTTTTAGTTTGCTATATATCTCTATACCTAGATTTTTGAAACTTTCTTTTAATATTCCTACCTTAGATTCTAATGTGTTAGACATCTTTGCATATGCACTTGAAACAACATCAGCTTGTGTAGACATAGCTTTTAAATTATTAGTATACTGCTCTGAATTTTGACCACTAAGTGCAAGTGCAGCTTTTCCTGCATCTATTCCTCCAAACATATCAATCAAGCTTTTTCCACTTTTTTTAGCACTAGCATCCATTAAATCTAGTACCATGTTAAGAGGTACTCCTGCTTGCATAAGTTCTTTAAATGACTTCCCAGCATATTTAGTTCCTTTAGTGGCTTTTAGTAGTGATTTATTGGCAAGTGTACCATTCTTTCCAAGGTCAGCAATTAATCCGTTTAATTGTGTTACCGCTACTGAAGTTGGTGTTCCTTGTGCTGTCATACTAGCGAGTGATGCTCCTACTTGCTCAAAGGATACTCCCATAGCTGAAGAAGTTGTCGTTACGCCCGCAAGTGCACTTCCTAGCTCGTTTACCGTAGTGATACCTTTATTTTGTGTCTGCATCATAACTTTGTGTACTCTATCTGTTTCTGATACATCCATTTTATAGGCATTCAACACTTTTGCAGTTGCTGTTAAAGCTGTGTCTATATCTGTAAATCCTGCTTTAGACAATTTAGCATTTTTAGTCATAAAGTCCATTGCTGACCCCATATCTTTTGTGACAGGAATGCCCGAAGATAAAGCATTATATAGACTTTCTCCAATAGAAGATGCTGCAATTCCTGTGCTTTTAGATAACTCCAATACTTTATTATTCAAGTTTTCTATATCTACTTTAGTGTCTCCAAACATAGTGCTTGTTTTTGTCATTGCAGTTTCAAATTCTGCCCCTGCCTTAGATGCAGAAACAAGTCCTGCACCTATCCCAGTCACAATCCCTGCTCCTGCTATTTTAGCAGCATTACTGACCTTTCTAAATTGTTCTTGTAATCTTTCTTGTGCTTGTGATGTAGAATTTGTTTGGTTTTGAAGAGCTCTAGTAGCATCTCTAACTTGTCTTAAAGTTCTACTAGCTTCATCTCGCATTCTTATTACAGCTTCTAAGGCTCGACTTCCTGCTGACATACTCTACATCCCCTTTCCAAAACTCTTTATTTCTTCTATTCTTTCATCTATTTCTTGATACATAAAAGCTCTGATTACATGCTTTTCACCATATTTAAGCTTAAAAAAATCGGCTGGCATCATATTATGATATCTAAACATTAGATACATTAAATTGATTTCTCCATCCGATTTGATTAGTTTTTTATTTTTTCTTCTATTTCCTTATCTTTTTTGTTATCATCTCTATACCCATTTAATTCACAAATTTTATCATATAGTTCATTTATTTCTCCTGCAAGTAACATTCTTCTTAAAAGTTCTTTTGGTGTTGGAGATTGAAAATGTTTTAATAATTTATCATCTTTAAATAAATTACATGATGCTAGTATTACATTAGATTTCATTTTAAAATTATCTAAATCTTTTAAAGAACCTTTTTCTATTTTTAAACCACTAGTTTGAAGCTCGTCAAAAAACTCTGGTTCTATTGCTTTACATTCAAAGTTTACATCTATTCCTAGTTTTTTACAAAACATTGTATGTGTTATGGATGGCATTTTTACCTTATCAGCATCTAAACTTAATAACAAATCTACAACATTTTTTACCTCTGTCACTTCTTTTTTGTCTATCATTTCTTTTTCTAATTTGTTTTCACTCATATTTTTTCTCCTTATTTAATTATTTTTATATTGTTTGTATTGGATTGTAATCCTCAAAAGTGAATGAAACTTCTTTTTCTCCTTCTTTTCCGTTTTCCCAGTCTATAATAGTAAGCCCATCAAAACTAACACCAGTTATTGCAATTCTCTCTGTCCCAAAAGAATCAGGGTCTGATAATTTACTTGTTATTGTAAATTTAGGTTCTCTACCTTCTTTAATAATTTGCGTAACATAATCTAATATTTTTGAATCTACATGATATAGTGTTAGAGAACCTTCTGCACTAGCACCAATTATCTTTTGACCTTTTATTATTTTTCGAGGTCTAACTATTTCGGCTTTGTCAAATTTTATTTCAGCTTTCATAGCTTTACATTCAGCTATTTGTTCATTATTAATCCAAACCTCTCCATATGTTCCATTTATAACATTTCTAGGCTCATAACTTGTCGCCATTTTTTCACCTACTTTCTACATTTGAACGCTTATATTTATATCTTCCATAGCGTCAACTAGTTTTAATTTTATTAAATAAAATCCACTTGAATCCGTATTAGCTTCTTTTATTTCATCTTCTTTCATCTTACTTGTGTCTACCTTTTTACCTTCTAAGTATTCTTTTTGTTTTTCTATATCAATATCAACGGAAAAATTTGAATCTATTAGTTCTTGTTTAGCTAATTCAGCTAAATATGCTTGTATTTCAATTATAAACAAACACTTATTATCATAAATATTTGGAACTTTTCCTATATAACTTTTTACATAAATATCTTTTATATCTTTGCTTATTAAGTCTTTAGTATCAACAAGCTTAATCTTCTGAAATATCTCTCCTTTTTCTTGTGTTAGAGTTGTAAGAGAATTTACACCTCTAGCAATCCTTATAGCTCCTGACAGTCTTCTTAGTATTAATTCTCCTGATTGTACTTTAGCGTCTGCACTAGCTTTGTCTATCTTTGTAATAGATTCAACTTCATTAAGAGGAGCATAAGTAATTGATTGTGTGTTTGGAGTAGATGCTATAAGAGAAGCAACACGTGGTGTATATTTTTCTGCTGTTATTTCCTCCCCACCAACTGTTACATTTTCAGTAAAATTTATAACTGCTTCATTATCAGCTTTGATGTTTGCTAGTACTGCTTTAGCTTCTGTACTTTCTTCTTCTCTTATCTTTTTAATCCAAGTTACAATTTTTGTTTTTTCTGCTTCTTCTGACTCGGGCATACATAAATAATTAAACTCTACAGATTCTAGCTCGCTTAATATATCTTCTAATTTTCCATCTACAGGCATAATTGTTATAATTACTTTACTTGGTTTTAATACCTTCTCATTATCAGTAGACCCTATAAAAGCGTATTTAACATATTTTTTATTATCATCACTTAATGAAGTTGGTATATCATCTTCACTTGTAAGCTCTTTATACATCTTTGTTGTATCTTTCAATATAATTGCTACTACTCCAGTCTGAGAACGCTGTATAAAGCTTGTAGCTAGTTCTTTAAATTCTATATTTATATTAACTAATCCAGCCATTTAATCACTCCTTCCTTTAAATCTCATATTTAGTTCTTCCATTAATTCGTGTTTTTCTTCTTCAAAATAAATTTGCTCATGATAATTTATAGATATAAGAAATTGAACATAGTTTCCTATTTCATCTTTTTCTATACTTCCATTTTTCTTGCTGAAAGTTAAGTATCTATCTTTTACTTTTATATTTCTAGTGAATATGTTCTCTAATTTATTTAAAATATCAAATAAATGTGTTTTTTTCTTTTTCCAACTAGGTAAATATTTTATATCAACTAAAAAGCTTTTTATATCAGTTCTTTTAGTCGCTATTTGTGTTTCTTCAGGTATTATCTGCACAAAAAAATAAGACTCTTTATTGTCTTTTATGTTATATTCTCCTGCAACTATAGTTTCTTCAAAATTATTATCTATAGTTTTAGTAAATGAATCTAGTATTTCATTATAACTTAGCAACACACCACCTCTAGTTCCAAAATTCTATTATTATCTGATTTAATTCATCATCAATTATACTGCTCATTTCATCAACGCTTCTTGCCAACATAAATACACCTGGTACAAAACTAATTCCGTTAGGCTTAGGTCTATAGTTTTCGCTAGTTCCTGTTCCTTGCCTAGTTCTATGACCATATTCTAGATGATGAATATACTCGACATTGTTTGATACTACGCCATCAAATAGATTAAGCTCTTTATATTTCCAACTCTTTCTAGCTGTTCCTCCATTTATTTTGGCAACTGGTGTTTTAGGTTTTACTTTTCTAAGCAGTTTATTACCTATATTATTCTTAGCCCTTCTTAAGTTCTTTGGCATTTCCCTTCCTTCTCTTTCTAAATCTCTTATTAATGTGTCTAGACTGTTAAATTCTATCATTTAATATCTTTCCTTTAGGGTCAAATTGACTTGTAAGTGGCTTGAATAAGGAAATGGTTTAGATGCAATAAAAGTTTCTACATTCCCATTTTCTAAAGTTATATCTAGTATATCTCCAACTATCAAATCTACTTCGGGTCTGCAATATAATTCAAACGCTGAAATAGAACTTGTTATATCTGTATCTATGACATTAGGTATATTTCCACTCAAACCACAAGGCACATCTTCTGCAATTACAAGACTCTCGTTAAAATCTGTAACTCCTGTTTCCTCATTTTTACTGCTTACACACCTTCTTATTGTCATTTTACAAAAGTATGTCAGTGCTAGTATATCTGCTTCTGTCATTTTACCACCTAACTTTTCTAAAATTATTCAAAATATTTTTATCCTTTTGAGATAGTTTTATTTCCATCAACTCGTCTGTTGTTTTAGCTGTTGCAACATTATAATTTACAGAATAACCACCACGAGAAATTGAGCTAATTTTACTATTATCAGAACTACTAACTAATACAGTCTCTTTTAACTTAACAATAACTTTATCCTCTACAATACTTTCAAGAGTAGAATTAAGTGTTTCTATATTGCAGTATGCAAGAACTAATGTAGTGTATTTTTTAATGTACAACTCTATTAAACTATCATAAGTATCATCTTTTAGATTTAAAATTAATTTTATATTATCTAGCATTTAATCACCTCAAAATAAAATAGAGAAACTAAATACTATTTAATTTCTCTATTAATTCATCTTTTTTCAGTTTTGAATAACCTTCTATACCATTTTCTTTTGCTAGGTTTTTCAGTTCTTCAAGAGTTGAATTTTCTATATCAATATTTTTCTTATCTTCTAGCAACTTAAATCCATCTTGTATCAGCTCATCTTTTAAAAAAGAATCTTCTACGCTACGTTCTATATTTTCTTTAATTAATATAAACATTTAAATCACTTCCTAAGCTGTAGGTTTAGCATCTTTAAAATTAGCATATACAGAATTAGCTTTATTATCAGTAACCCATAAATCATGATATCTTCTATAGTCCATAGACCAAGCATTTGCTGTTTGATTCGTTTCTGGGTCAAATATTCTCATTTTATCTTGTTTTGTTATTGCAAGAGGTACATCCACTGGTGCTATTATAAAGTTGGTATCTAGTGCTTTTGTGCCTTTTAAATAACCTCCTGCTGTTTGACCAGAAGTAGTACCATCATTAAGTAAAATAGATGAATACATTCTATTTTGAGGTGTTTTTATAAGAGGGCAACCATCAATTGATGGCACTTGTGTTTGTATACCACCTTGTGCAAAAGTAACTGCTGTTAATTTTTCTAAGACTTTTTCTTCTATTGCAAACATACTGTCATAAGTTAAATGACAAACTAGAGGTCCATTGTATCCATTTTCTCTAATTATTTTTATACCTGTTTTTATTTTATTTATTATTGTGCTTGAATTTACTGTGTAACCATACTCAACATTAATGTCTCCTTCTATACTTATAGCAATAGTCGCTAAACGGCTCAATCTATAAGCATCTATTTCTGGTATGACTTTTAACCTTTGAAATTCTCCCATGACAGTCGTTGCTGTTACTAAGAAATTTGTTTCATCTACATCCATAGCATCTAAGGTAAATTTTCTCCCTCTATCTTGAGTCATTATTTTAGTTTCATATTCAAATTTAACATCTCCACCAACATAAGCATTAGCTGAACCTCTTGAATAATCTCCTAAACCATCTGTAGAAAGCTTACCTATTTTTACTTCTTTTCCTCCTTCATATTTTATTTGTTTAGCATTAGAATCCATCCAACCAGTTAATAATTCTTGTGTTGCTTGTTTATCCAATCCTTGTTGTAAAACTTGTCCGTACGCTAGTGTATTAGCCATCTAATCATCCTCTCTTAATTATATTATTTAACTCCTAGTATTTCATTCACTACAGTTTCCATATTTGCAGTTTCATTTGTTTCTCCACTACCACCTGGTATATATTTATAAAAAGGTGTATTTGTTTGAGTAGTAGTTTCAGTTGTACTACTTTCAAACAAATCTTTGTAGCTTTCTTGTAACTCTTTTAACTGCTCCTCTATACCTACTACCTTTCCATCTTCACCTACACTTATTTTTTCTAAGTCAAACTTATTTGTTAATAAATCAGTGTGCTTGGCTTTGTTAGTTAATAAAGCTTTCTCAACAGCACTTAATTTCCTTGTTTTCAAACTTTCATTTTGTATTTTCTCAACTTCTAGTTTATGATTCTCTTCTATCTTTTTAATTTCTGTTTGATGCTCTGTTTTAAGCTTTTCTACATCTTCTTGTGTCATTTTACTATTAAAACTTTTTATAGTCTTATCTGCTTCTTTTAATTGCTCATTCACTTTATTAAAAGTTTCTTTAGGTACTGCATATTTGGGAAATTCAGTATTAACGCTTTTTAATATTTCCTCAACATCAATCTTATTTTCTTCGATTTTGATTCCTTCTAATATTTTTCTTAACCATTCCATTTTTTCATCATCCCTTCTTATTTTCTCTATAGATTTTTATAGTTGCCCTCCAACTGTGAGAGTTTCTTTGTTCTTTATGCTCTACAACTTTTTTAAAAAGAGCAAAATAAAAAAGTCTTTATAGACTTTTACGTTTCTCAAAAGCTTGATAAAACCACTTAGGAGTATTGGGGTTTCCTAATATCCATATAAAAGCTTCTACTTCCTCTGATTTCTTTTTAAACTTAGCCATATTATTTATTCCTCCTTAATTTTTTACACAATAAAAGCACTTACTATTTAAACTTAGCAAGTGCTTTCTATATAACTTCTATACTTTTTATTTCATCTTCTTGAAAAGATATTAAACAATCCTCTTGTTTTAATCCAATCTCATTTATTTCATTATCACTGTCTATAGCTGGTGTATAAGTTTTTACATAACCAATCCATTCTTTATTGTCTATATCTATAATTTTAACCTTCTCACTCATATAATTAATTAAATTTTTACTCATCCTTTTCAACTCCTTTCATTGTTGGCACTATATGAGTACCATTTTTACTATAGTGTATATAAAATTTATTAGTTGTTATTTCTTTTCCTGTTAGATTGCTTATATTTACACCTATATTTTTTTCACATGTTATTAATTCTTTATTTTTAAACTTACCATTTCTATCAAGCTCCAATATTCCTGTACCTGCATATTTGTTAATAAGTTTTTGAGCTTCTTCTTTTGATACAGTTAAGTAGCTCCTACCTTCTGTATAATTATTATGGTCCTTAAAATGCTTTCCTTGTTTACCATTATGAATATTTAGATTATATTTGCCATCTTTTATATCTTTCCTTATATTATTTATTATAACATTATTTTTATTTTCCTTCTCTCTATTTATTGCAACTTCAACGTGTTTTTTATACCATTCATTATATGATAAATTAGAAGGAACTTCGTATGTCTTGCCTTCTGGCAGTCGTGCTGTTCTTGTTCCCACTTTTTCATCCTCGAAATATGGAATAGTTGTACACCTGCAACGTGGATGCATTGGAGGATAATTTTTTGTTTCTATAGCGTCCTTAACTAAAAATACTTTCATATCTACATTTCTACATTTTTCACAAGTATTCCCCTGTAACGTAGCCAAGAATTGATATTTATCTACGTTTTGACTTTCGTATGCTCTTTTATCAGCTTCCCCCATAAAATGTCCATGTTCAGTTTGAACTAATCTCATTGCATTTTCATAGCTAGAGTCCATTTTTTCCGATACTCTATTAGAAATTTTTTTCAAACTTTCTCCTCTTATAGTCATTTGAGTAATTTCTTCCTTGATAACTTCACTTAATAAATCTCTGTTTTTCCATATCCTTTGAGAAAAGTTTTTACCACTCCAAGGATATGTAATTATATCCTTTAAAGCTTCTCTATCAAGCTTAGTGAAGCTTATCCCAACACCAACGTGTTTTTGAGTTTCATATATACTCTTATAGTAACTATCTTTCACAGATTCTTCTAATAGCTTTTCTACTCTATTATTTTGAATGTCAAATGTATTATATATCTCTTTAGATATTTGGTAGAATAGTTCTTCTAACCTGTTTATTCTGCTTTTCATAGCTAATGTATTAAGTTCTAATAGTAATCTTTCATCACTTGTTTGTTCTATTAATTTAATATATTGTTTGATGTCCATGCGCCATGTGTTAAATTCATTATTAGTTAAATATTTTTGTGTTTCTGCATATGTTAATTTATTCTGTTCAGCATATTTATAAAATAAATTAGCAATTTCTTTCTCTATATTTTTCATTGCAATTTTATATTGTTTATCTAGTTCCTTTAATACCTCTTCTTCTTCTTTCAATCTTGCATTTAATCTTTGCTTTTCTCTTTCTTTCCAGTACTCAATATTATTATTCAAATAACTTCACCTCTATTCAGTAAAGTTATTATAATCATCAGATACTTTTGAAACTTGTATTTTCTTTTCTTCAAGATAAAGTTTTTCAGCTTCTTCAACATCATCAACCCAAGGATGGTGCCTTAAAATAATTTTAGTTGGTATTATTCCAACAGACTTAGTCGCTATATCTGCATCTTCTAAATCGTTTGACATCATATTTCTTGTATATGTCTGTTGTATCTTTTTATAGTCTGTAACTCCTAAAAAATATAATATAGCTTTTATTAGCTTATCAAAAGAGGTTCTAAACTCTGTTTCAAGTAATCCGCTTTTTAGTTCTAGCTTTCTATAAAAGAATTTAAGTGCTACACCACTTGCATTTCCAAACGATTCAGTATCTTGTTGCAGTCCTTGACCACTCTCATAAATTTGTTTCTTAAGTATCTCTAATGTCACTCGTCGAGCTTCTGTAGGTATCTCTATTTGCATAGTTTTAAGACCACCACTGTCGCCTTCGCTGTCTGTTTCAGTTTTTATTGCTTTATATCTCTTCAATTCATTTAAAAATTGTGCTGTATCTTCTCCACCATAATTTTCTAAGATGTATATTATTTGTTGTATATCCTCTAAATCATTTGCAAACCCACTCATTATCTTATCGTATAAATCCAACACTGATTTATATTTTGATAAGTCACTTTGTTTTTTTATGTTGTTAGCAAATTCAATAAAAGGAACTGAATTAAATCTATGTTGTACTGTTATATGTTCTCTTTGAGAACCACAACATGTTACTCCAAAAAATTTATATTTATCTAATATTTTATCTGTCCAATACTCTACATATGTGTATGGTTGTTTCTGTATCTGCCCATCTGCATCCTCTAATTGAATATAATATCTTATTACAGCTTCTAACTCTCTTTCAATTCCATTTCGATATATAGGAATAATTTCTTCTGTATTCACTACACCATATTTAAATGTTTGGCTGATTACCTGTTCCCTACTATATTCTTCATCTATCCAGTAGTGAAGCCATGCAGTACCACAATTTGATGCTTCTATTGCTAAATTCTTAGCTTTTCTAGTAAACTCATTCCCTAAAACATCTGTTACCTTCTCATTCAATTCTTTGTCATTGTCAATGTCAAAAAGAACTGGATAGGTGAACATATAAGAAGCTTTCTCATCTACGAGTATTTCATGAAAGTTATGACTGATTCTATTGTCAGCGTTCCTAAGAGGATTCTCATCTCTGTTTTGTACAACTACACCTTTTTTCAATATATCATTTTCATTATAATAATATGATTTAGCTTGTAATATCTCTTGCCTTCTAGCTATATCAGCACTTATTATTGCTCTTATTTTTTCTAACTCCACATCACCACCACCTATATTACTTAAATACTGATAATCCTTGACCTTTCAGTGCCTTTTCTGCAACCCCTGTTAAAGCGTCTGGTGCATCATCATGTTTGTTTTTGCCTTCTCTTTGATAACTCACCATAGCCTTATAAAACTCTTGCCACTTATCTCGCCAATTAGCTGGAAAATATATATGTTCCATTACCCAACTACTATTAGATAAGATTCTAGCATTTTTATTTTTAGACTGATGAAACCATTTGATGATAGTTTTATTACTTTTAAACTTTTCTTTCAATATTCTTTGTACATTTCTTGCAAAAGCTCTACCACCACTATTACTTTCTATGTCAGCTTTGTTAACTTCATTATCATGAAACATCTTAGCTGTTTTATATTCTGTTGTTTCCATACTCTCTTTTGTATATAAAACGTCTAATACATATGCTTCTTTGTTATATACTCCATATACAATCGAACATAAATAGTCTGCTCCCTCATCTGCTGTATCTACATAAGCTTTAATAGATGTAAACAATAGATTCCCTTCATCATCAGTAGGAAGCTTGTCATACGTCTTAAATCTAGTGTATAGACATCCTTTTAAGTCAATCGGCTCTTGTTGATAGTTAGCACTTGCAATGTCTTCGCCCATTGCCCTTACTTTTGATTTATAACTATTTAGAGATAAGACTTCTTCACAAAGCATGTTGCCATCCTGTAATGCTTTCATATTGATATGTTTTACTTTCTTACCTTCTTCTTTGTAATGTTCTAATGCTCTACCAGCTAAGTCCTTACTAGACCATCTAGTCATTATAATTATTATCTTTCCTTTTTCCTCCAGTCTTGATAACATAGTATTAGTAAACCAATCCCAATGTTTTTCAAGAACATTCTCATTATAAGCTTCCTCTGCATTTTTAATAACATCATCTATCAAAAGTATTGTTGCCCCAAAACCTGTAGCGGTGCCAGTCGGAGAAGTTGCTAGGTAATTATTGTATCCATTTTCTAAGCTCCATAAATTCATAGCACTGTCGCCATATTTTATATGAACATCCGGAAAAATATCATTAAAAACAGGTTTGTAAATATCCGCTTTTACTTCTTGAATTGCATTCCTAACGTTTTTAGAAAACATGGTAGATAATGTTTCATTGTATGAGCCTGTCATTATTTTTTCTTCTTGATTTCTGCCTAGTACCCACTCAACAAATAATCCTGCTGTTCTACTTTTTCCATGACGAGGTGGTAAATTCAATATTAATATTTCGTCATTACTTTCATAAAACTTTTGGAAGTCATTACATAAGTTAACTAGATATTGTCTATCTTTTTTATAAAAGTTTGGAGCTCTTAAATTACAATAAAAAAAGAAGTCCCGCCTTGCAAGTTCCTTCTTAGCTTCTAGTGCTATTAACTTATTATCAATCATCTAAACTCGCCAGCCTTTTTAATTCTTCTAAAGATAATTCTTTAAACATATTTTCACTTTCATTTTGACCTAGATTATTATTTTCTAATTCAAATTTCTTTCTATCTATCTTCATTTTCTCTAATGTTTCAATACACTTTCTTTTTTTGTCTTGTATTTTAGTTAGTTCAGCTTCTAATTTCTGTATAACCTCAAAAGTAGAAACACCTCTAGTCACCATTTCTTCTTGAACTTGACCATTTTTTAATACATTACCTTTAATCTCCAGCCTTCTTTTATTAACACTTTCAAGACTTATACCATCTGTTTTTTCAGTGTATTCTTTTATTCTAGACATATGTCTATGTTCTCTTATAGTAAGTAAATCTATCTCTAATTCTAAATCATATATTTTATCATTACTTTTATTTTTTATTAACTCTAACTCTTTGTCAGTTAAAGTATCAAAATAAATTTGTTCAAAGATACCATGTTTGAAATTATTTTTATTCCTTAAAGGAGCACCATGTCCTTTTGCATTAGTGTTATTTGGCTGACCTCCTTTGTTTCTTTTAGTTTTAGAACGTTCTGAATTGTTTTGGAGCGTTCCATTTAGCTTTGCTTCCCATTTATCTTTATTTTTCCATCCTCTAATAGTACCTTGAGGAAGCTTCAGTATTTTTGCTATTTCAGTTAATTCAATATTTCCATCATGTTTCAAATATATCTCTAGTGCTTTATCCCTGTTAGGGCTTCTTGCTCTTCCCACATCACCACCTCGTTGTTCGTTTGAATCGTATTTTTTATTATGAAGCTTGTTTATCTACTTTTATTTCTTCTCTATCCTCTCTTGTTAGTAAATAGAAAAATGGCGTATCTGCTAAAGCTAAGAAGAACTTAACTACATATTGACTCATTATCATAGTTAATATACTTGGCACAGTACCCCAAAATCCAATCGTAATGAAAATAGTTGTGTCTATTAGTTGACTCAACATAGTACTAGCATTGTTTCTTAACCATTTATGCTTTCCTCCAAATTTATCTTTCAACTTATGAAATATAAATACATCATTGCTTTGAGCTAATATATAAGCGGTTAAACTAGCTAATACAAACCTTACATTCTGTCCTAATACTGCTTTTAGATTGCTTGAATACTCCGTTGCAAAACTTGCGCTTGGAAGGTATATAGCTATTGCAATCAATAAAAGACTGAATAACTGCATTAAAATACCTCTTTTGACTGTTCTATTAGCTTCTTCTTTGCCCCATATTTCTCCAATGACGTCTGTACATAGAAAAGTAATAGGATATGCTACTACTGCGGCAGGAACAATTAATCCAAGCACATCAATCACCTTTCCTGCAACAATATTAGAAATCACTAAACTTGTTACAAATACACAATTTAATAATGTTAAATTTCTTTCTGTCTTTTTCAATATCTCACTCCATCCATAAACTTTTGATATTTAACCCATTCACACATGCTATGTGCTACTAATTTTTTTAAATCTGTTTTCTTATTACCTTCTTTTTCTAACCTTCTTATATGTATATCGCCATCTTTAAACGTATATAATTGTTGTCCAATACTTGCTCCTATAGTCCAGCTACTGCTATCAACGCTATAAAATTTAAACGATTTTAATATCTTTGTCTTAGTAAACCCTAGTCCATGCACTTTTACACCTTTTTGATAAGCATACTCAACCATTTTTTGTATTAAAGGATACTCTTGTTTTTTTATATCATTTATTGCGAATCCACCAATTGCAATATATTCATACTCTTTACATAGTTTTTTCCAATACTCCACACCTCTTGACTTATGCCAAACTGGTATACATTGTCTGCCTACCTTATCCTCTATTTTTTTAGTCCATTTCTCTACCTGCTCCAGACCAAAAATTGAATCTACATCAACTTCAAAGAAATATTTTATATTGTAGTCTTTAATAAACTTTATATATCTATCAATATAGTTTTCTATTTCTTCTTGTGAGATTTCTGTACCATTCATAAAAGAAAAAGCTCCACTATCAAGTAAAAAATTCTCATTTCCTACTATTTGTAAAGCTTCCAAACATGCTTTTTCTTTGTTAAAAAAAGTTTCTAAAATATATAAAGGTTTGCACTTCTCTATTGTTTTTTCTTTTAATTCTTTATTCATTCCACTTTTTGTTGCTGCTAAAAATACCCTCATTTTTATATTTCAAACTCCTCATTGCAGTATGGACATTTCACCATTTTACCTTTTTTCTCTTTTTCTTCTAATTCTTCATCTAATATAAAATCTTCATCACTTATACTTAAATCTTCAAAATCATTAATATTAAAATTGAACTCTTTCATATCAATATTAACTATGTCAGATAATTCATCAACTAATTTATTATAATCCCAACTAGCATATTCATTAGTCTTGTTATCTATTAACCTGTAAGCTTTTATTTGCTCTTCTGTTAGATTCTTTAGAACTATGCAAGGTACTTGTTTAAGTTCTAATTGTTTAGATGCTTCATACCTCGTATGACCTGCTATTATTATGTTATCTTCATCAACTAAAATTGGGTTCGTAAATCCAAATTCATTAATTGATTTAATAACCTTTTCTATTGCTTCATCATTGCGTCTAGGATTATTTTGATATGGTTTTATATCTTCTAAATTAAGATAAACAACTTCTCTTTTATTCAATTTAAGACCTCCTGTTCTAAATTTTTGTATAAAAAAGACCTAGAAATTAATCTAAGTTTTTATTTTCCATATTTACTATATAATTTGCCATAAGCACTACTCCCCTTATCAATGAATCTTCACTAATAGCACTTTTTCCTGTAAAACTCTCAACATATTCAACTCCATA